TCTACATAAGCCTTTGATGTTGCGTGGCTCGATGCCGTTGGAGTTTCGTTTATACCAGTTATGCGATTACCGCCCATAGCGATATCGCCACCCATAGTCCCGCCTGTGAGGCTTAATTTAAGGGCATCTTGCGTTTCCATCTGACCTTTATTAACCACTCCTGATGTTGTAGAAGCAGATGCAAGATTTGTGATGGTATTACCACCCAAAGACAACGTGCCTGTCATTGAGCCACCTGTTAAGGTGAGCTTTGTACCTAGGCTACTTGCAATACTTGTAGCAAAATTCGGATCATCTCCTAAAGCCGCAGCAAGTTCATTTAAGGTATCTAGTGTACCTGGTGCAGAGTCAACAAGATTTGCAATAGATGTGTCCACAAAACCTTTAGTGGCTGCATCTGTCGAATTTACTGGAGTTGATAAACCCGTAATCGTAGCGGTAGTAGAAGCATCCATATTTAAGGAGCCGTTTATTACCACGTTTGTAAAACTAGAAGTACCGGCCGCTGCATTAACGTTGCCGGTTAAATCGCCACTATATGTTCCATGAAATGTTCCAAATACATTTCCTGCGCTAATCGTTGTACCTACAATGGAATCGGCTGATACTGGCCCGTTAATCTTAGTGGTTGCAGTGATGATGCTAAATGTACCTGCATTCGGTGAGGAGTTTCCAATAACAATATTATTAAGAGTTCCTCCGGTACCCGTTAATAACGAGGTTGTAAGTGCGCTCGGAGTA